TCACCAACACCAAGGACGCGGTCGGCGAGTTCGAGCCGCACCTGGATGTGCTGGACCGGATCAACCACCAGACGCTCCAGTGCATGGTCATCGGCACCATGCAGGCATTCCGCGTCCGCGCGGTGATCAACCTGCCCGACAAGGACCCGGACACCGGCCGCGAGATCGACTACACGGACATCTTCACGCTGGACCCGGGATCGATCTGGCAGCTCCCGTCCGGCGCCGAGATGTGGGAGTCGGCCACCACCGACCTGACGCCCATCCTCAACTCGATCAAGGACGACCTGACCAAGCTGGCGGCGGCCACTCGCACGCCGATGCACATGCTCAACCCGGGCGGTGACAACCAGTCGGCCGAGGGCGCCCTGTCGCAGAAAGAGGGCCTGACCTTCAAGGCGGACACCCGCATCAAGCGGTGGAAGCACTCGTACGCGATGGTCGCCTCTTTGATGCTCAAGGTGATCGGCGAGACCGAGCGGGCCGACCTGAGCAAGCTCGAATGCCGGTTCGCCGCAACCGAGCGGCTGACGCTCGCCGAGCGGGCCGACGCGGCTGCCAAGGCGTCCGCGACGGGGCTGCCGATGAAGACCGTGCTCGTGCGGATCTGGGGCTACGCCCCGGACGAGGCCGAGCGGGTGCTGTCCGAGATCGCCGACGAGAAGCTGCTCCAGCAGCAGCTCGCCCAGGCGCTCGCGGCCAATCCTCAGCCGGTCGGCGGGGCCAACCCCGACGACCCGCAGAACGGCCAGCAGCAGAACGGCCAGCAGAACAGCAACCAGCAACAGGGCAACCAGCAAGGCGGCAATGTGCCACCTGGCACCAAAGCCCAGGGCGGGAGCTGAGCCATGTTCTGGTCGATGCTCGCCGGCCGCTCGGGCTGGCCCTTCACCGCGTCGTCGCCTACCCCGGCGGCCCCCGCACCCGAGCCGGCCAAGCCGCAGATCGGGCGACCCGACCGCGGTGACCGCGCCCAAGTGAAGGCGAGCCGCAAGGCGGCGCGTCGTAGCCGCCGGCACTGACCCGCGGCTCTCCCACCCACCACCCAACCGGAGCAACACGTGAGTGATCCCAGCGTGGGCCGCGTCGTCCACTACCTGTCCCGCGGCAGCGCCGACGGGGTGTTCGCGCCCGCCTGCCGAGCGGCCACCGTCACCGAAGTCGGCGATGGCGGACACGTCGGCCTGTGCGTGCAGAACCCCGACGGCCTGTTCTTCCTGCCGCTGTCCCGGGACGGCGGCGCCGCGTACGGCCCGATGCCCGGGCTCGAAAGCGGAGAGCCGCCGGCCGGCGGCACCTGGCACTGGCCCGAGCGAGTCTGAGGAGTCCCTGCACATGAAGATCGAATTCCGCGGCGGCCGGCTGCCGCACGACGCGAACCCCGCCCGCCTCCTGTTCGAGGACTACCTCACCGCCACGCCGACCCCGCCGGCCAGCACCGACTGGACCGCCGGCGTGAAGACCTGGCCGATGCTGCTCAACGACCAGCTCGGCGACTGCACGGTGGCCGGCGCCGGCCACATCGCGCAGCAGGTCAACTGGTTCGGCCGCGACCAGGACGCCCCGCCCACCGACCAGGACACGCTGACCGCGTACGAGGCGATCTCCGGGTACAAGCCCGGCCAGGCGTCCACCGACGTCGGCGCGACGCTCCAGGACGCGCTGAACTACTGGCGCAAGACCGGCCTCAGCGGCAACAAGATTGCCGCCTTCGCCCAGCTCAAGGTGACCGACCTCGCCACGATCCGGATGTGCATCGCCACGTTCGGATCGGTCTACTGCGGGATGTGGGTGCCCCAGTCGGCGATGGACCAGTTCGACGCCGGCAAGCCGTGGACCGTGGCGAAGCGCTCGGCCAACCTCGGCGGACACTGCGTGCCGCTCATGGCCTACGACGCCGACAACTTCGCGTGCGTCACCTGGGGCCGCGTCCAGCCGATGGCCCTCGCGTTCTTCAAGGCCCAGTTCGATGAGGTCTGGGTACCGATCGACCTGGACTGGCTGCGCGCCAACGGCGTCTCACCGGCCGGGCTCGACACGGCCGCGCTGAACGGTGACTACCAGGCGATGACCGGTCAGGCCGGCCCGTTCCCCACGGTCACCCCGACGCCCTCGCCCACCCCGACGCCCACCCCGGCGCCGAGTGGACCGAAGGCCGCGGACGTCACGCTGGCCGCCGCCTTCGACGCGTGGCGCAAGCAGGCCGGAGTTTGATCGGCGTACGGCCCCGGGTGCTCGCGCTCGGGGCCGCGGTCGCTCAACTCGTCACCGGCCGACACGTCTACCTGTCAACCGGATGCCTGGTGGGCCGGCACGACTACTGCGCGGGCATGACCGGGGTCCAGGGGGCGAAGCGCGGTGGGCGAGCCAAGTTCACGGACGCGTCGTGCGTCTGCTCCTGCCACCACTGGCCGGATGCCTGGCCGGGCCTCGCTGCCGTGGTGTCCGGTCTGCAACGGGCCGCCCGGACCCGACTGCCCGGACATTAGCCGCTCGCCGCGGCAGATCCGGCGCCAGCTTCAACGCGAGCTGGCCCGCGAAGCCGAGGAGGCGCTGCTGTGGACGTGAACCTTCCGCATCCGACGCAGGTCGGTGAGTTCTTCGCTCCCCACTGCGACCAGGCGGTCCTGCACGCGCCGTCGACTTGCCAGCACTGTGACGCCTACCCGGCGTGGCAGCACTACCGGCAGGTCGCGGGGATCGCCTTCACCGGGCAGGAGCCTGTCGACCGTGAGGTTCCGTGCCCGTCGGATGCCCGCCGTGGGCGCGGGGGCGCGCACGCGTGGGGAGGCAACCGGCCGACCGAGGTGGACCCTGGACCGCCCGGGCCGGGCGTACGCGCCGGCTTCGGTCCGCGCGGCGACGAGCCCCAGCGGTCGTTCCCGGTTCGGTCACGCTGGTCGTGGCTTCCGTGGCGGTGACCGAGATGACCGCCGACCTGTCCCCCAACGCCCGCCGCGAGCTGGCCTTCCTGGCTCAGGTCCGCGGCCCCGGGCAAGCCGAGGCGATCCTCATCTCTCACCAGCGGCGCGACATCGGAAGCTGCCTGTGCGGCTGGGCCGAGCTCGGCAAGTCCCATGCCGGGCACCAGGTCGCCATGCTTCGCGCAGCGGGCGTCCTCGCCGAGGAGTAACTAGCGGAGGTGGCGATGACCGCACCGGTACAAGACCGCCCCGCCGTCGATCCGGCCGCCGGCGACGGCCTCACGGCGGCCGAGGCCGCCACGTACCTCGCGCTCGTGCAAGCCCAGGCGAAGATCCGGCAGCAGTTGACCGCGGGCGCGGTCGCCCGGGTGGTGAAGCTGCTCAGGGCGTTCACCGACTGGTACGACGCGGACGCGATCACGAAGCTGACCACGGACATCCTGCGGATCGTGCAGCCGGCGCAGAAGCAGGCGGCCCGGGTCACCGACGCGTACATCGCCAACTCGCTGACCAGGCTGCGGGGCAAGCCAGTCCGTACCGCCGGCGCGGTTGACGTCACCAGGCTGCGGACCCAGGTGCCGCAGGACGTGATCGAAGACCTCGCGCACGGCCGGCTCTCGCCGGATCTGTTCGTCATCGGGGACACCGAGGACGGCGCCGGCGACGATATCGACCGGTCGCTGAGCTCCGTGCTCGACGGCAAGGACCCCGAGTGGGTTAAGCCGGCGGACCCGTACGGGCGGCTGGCCGACAAGTACCGGTACGAGACGATCGTCAACGGGGCCAGCGACGCCGACGCGATCGCCAAGGTCGTCGCCCGGGCCGAGGCCGTGGTGGACACGGACATCGCCCTCGCGGTGCGCGCCCAGGAGCTCAAGACGGCCAGCACGCGCGGGGTGAAGTTCTACCGTCGAGTGCTGCACCCCGAACTCGCCGAGTCCGGCCTCTCGTGCGGCCTGTGCATCGTGGCCGCCGACCGGATCTACTCGGTGGCGAAGTTCAAGCGCGAGCTTCATGATCACTGCCATTGCGAGATGCTGCCGATCGAGAACGGCAAGGACCCGGGGCAGAACCTCAACATCGCCGATCTGGAGTCGCTGTACCGCGCTGCCGGCACTCTGGTCGGCAGTAGCCGCGAGACCGGCGGCGGCAAGCGCCAGGGCGGCGCGCTCAAGAAGGTCCGCGCCCGCCTGGACGAGGACGGCAACGTCGTGGACATCCAGAACGCCCGCGGCAAGGCCGTACAGGTCGCGGTCACCGAGCACGGCGAGATCGGCCCGGTGCTGGTCAACGCGAACGGCAAGGTGCGCACGCTGGCCGACTACGCGAAGACCAAGACGGTCGACAAGCGGATCACTCGGCAGGCGAACCTGACGTCGCTGGAGAACAACCTGCCGAAGCTTGAAGCGCGCAGGGCCGGCGGCGACCACAGCGTGGACAAGGCGATCGCCTTCCACAAGAAGCGGATCGATGAGCTCAAGCGCGAGCTCGCGCACGCCTGACCCAAAATGCCCCGGCGAAACCCGAGGGTAACCGCCATTACCCTCGCGTACCGCCCGGGCATTTGGAAACGAAGCGGGCCGAGGGTTCGCGCCCCCGGCCCACATCACCACAGCAGTGCCCGGCGCGCCGCTTTCCCCCGCGGCCTGCCGAACGGCCCGAGGTTACTGGGCCTCGTACGCGTACGCGTGCGCGACACGCGCGCGGAGAGCAGGGGCGGTCCGGGTGTGTGCGGGGAAGCGCCGCGCCTGGGCCGCCTCATCAACCCGGAGGCGCGCCATGCTGCCCGATCCGCCGTACACCTACAGCGCAAGCGTCGTGCGGGTCATCGATGGGGACACCGTCGTCCTGGACGTCGACCTGGGCTTCGGTATCTGGCTGCGCAGCCAGTCGTTCCGGCTGACCGGCTGCAACGCCATCGAACGGTCGAAGCCCGGCGGCAAGGAAGCCAAGGCGAACCTGATCGAGCTCTTGCCGGTCGGGACCGCGGTGCTCCTGCGCTCGATCGCCGACGACAAGTACGGCGGTCGGTACGACGCTCGGCTCAGCTTCGGCGCGGTCGCCGACCTTGGCCGACTTCCTGATCGAGCAGGGATGGGCCGCGCCGTGGGACGGCGCCGGCAAGGCGCCCGTGCCGGCCTGGCCCCGAGCGACAACGTGATCGAGCGCGCTCGCGTCGTCGCCGCCTGGGTGCTACTCGTCGGCTCCGTCATCGGCTGGCCGGTGACGGCGGCGACCGTCTTCCGCCACGAACCGCAGGGCGTCCTCGGCTTGAGCTGGCTGGCAATCATCATCGAGGCCGCCAGCCTGCTCACTGCCAGCCAGGTCCGCCAGGACCAGAACCGCTCGTAAAAAAACAGCACCGCAGACACACCCGCACGGGCCTATCCCGGGGCGGGTTTTTTCGTGCCCGCCACGGGCGCGAGCCATCCACCGACCCCGTCATGGGAGACCACGCGATGACCGCACCGATCCCCGCCCCAGCTCCGGCCCAGCCCGCCCCGGCGCCCGCTCCGACCGCGACGAGCCCGGCGCCCGCGCCGACTCCCGCGCCGGCGCCGACTCCTCAGCCGCCGCTGCCGATCCCTGCCCCGGTCCAGCCCGGCCAGCAGCCGGCAACCCCGCCGCTCGCGCCGCAGCCCGGCCTGAACGGTGGCGGGCAGGGAGAGCCGCCCGTCACCGGGCCGGGGATCACCTTCCCCGCTCACACCGCCTGGCGCGACATGACGGCGGAGCACCAGGTCGCGTACTGGCAGCACCAGGCTCGCAAGCACGAGCAGCGGGCCGGCGCCATGTCCGACTACGAGCAGGCGAAGGCCGACCAGGTCCGCTACCAGCAGCTCCTCGCCTCAACGCAGACGGAGCAGGAGCGTGCGGTCGCCGAGGCTCGCCGTCAGGGCGAGCAGGTGGCGACCGCGCGAGCGAACGAAGCCCTCGTGGAGGCGTACTTCCGTGCGGCGGGTGCCGCGCGGATGGCCGCCGACGAGGACGTCAGCGAGCTCCTGGCCGATATCGATCGGCGCCGGTTCATCAACGCCCAGACGGGCCAGGTGGACACCGGTCGCATCTACGCCCTGGTCAACCGGCTCGCGCCCGCCAACGTGGCGCAGCAGGTTCCGGGCTACCCCGCCCCCGCGGCGGTTCCCGCGCCCCCCGCTCCGGTCGCCCCGTCGGCGCCAGCGGGATGGCCGCAGCCTCCGCAGCCCGGCCCGAGCGCCTGGCCGCAGCAGACCGCCCCCGTCCCGGGTCAGCCGGGCGTGCAGGCGTATCCCGCCGGTGTCCCCGGCGCCCCGGCCGCATGGCCGGGACAGGTTCCCGCGGCCCCGGCCGCGGTCATGCCGCCGGGCTCCGCGCCCGCGGTGCCCGTTCCCGGTCAGGTGCCCGACATGGGCCAGGGCCAGTTCCTCCAGGCCCCCGCGTCGGGTCTGGAGGCCGGCCGCGCCGCAGCGCGCGCCCGGCACGCGAGGCCGACGCAGTCAGCTCCCGCCGCGTAGCCGTCACGGCAGCCGACGGGCGAGCCACAGAAACACCCGCCAATCCCGAAGGGAATCAGCAATGGACATCAGCGTCCGTTCCGAGGGGCCGTGGCTGGCCGAGGACCGGTCGTGGCTCGCCAGCGACCACGGCACCACGGCCACCCGCACCATCACCCTCGACCCGGCCCTGTTCACCGCCGGCACGCACTTCCCGAACGGCTTCGTGCCGTCGGGAACCGTGCTCGCGCAGGTGACGGCGACCGGTCTCTACGGGCCGTACGACAACACCAAGTCGAACGGTCAGGAGGTGGCCGCCGGCCTCCTCTTCAACTCGATCCCGATGACGACGGGCGGCGCCAAGGCCGGCGCTCCGCTGTTCGAGCACGGCTTCGTCCGTGTCTCGCGGCTGCCCGCCAACTCCGGGCTCGACACCGCCGGGCGTACCGACCTGGCCGCCAAGATCACCTTCCGGCCGTAAGGAGCGCCTGAGCGATGGCAATCAACTGGGACTACATCGACCCGGTGCAGCTCACCGGGTACGTCCGGGAAGTTCCCGGGCCGGCCAACTACACCCTGAACCAGATCCTCCCGGACCGGTTCATCGGTGACATCGACGTCGCGTGGGACATCGTGAACCGGACCAACCGGGCCGCCATGTTCCGCAGCTACGACGCCGAAACGCCTTTGGGACAGCGCGACTCCTTCTCTCGGGCGCGCGTTTCCCTCCCGCCCATCGGCCAGAAGACCGTCGTCGGCGAGTACGAGCGGCTCAAGCTGGAGCAGATCCGCTCCGGTGGCGACACCCGCAACCGGCTCGTGGAGGCGATCTACGACGACGCGGACATCAACACCCGCGCCGTCATGGCCCGCATGGAGCTCGCCCGCGGTGACGTGATCACCGACTGGAAGTTCACCCTGGCCGGGGAGAACGGCCTGACCATCGAGGCCGACTTCGGGATGCCCGTCGGGTACAACCCGGCGCCGGGCGTCGCCTGGTCGGACCACACCAACTCCGACCCGATCGCGGACCTCCAGACCTGGGTGCAGCTCTACTCGGACACCGCCGGTCAGGCCCCCGGCAAGATGCTGACCTCGCGTACCGTCGTGGGCCACCTGCTCATGAACGCGAAGGTCCGCACCTACCTGAGCTCGCTCGCCGGCGCGCCGCAGATGGTGACCCGCACCCAGCTCAACAGCGTCCTGGACGCGTTCGAGCTGCCGCCGATCACCGTCTACGACACCTCGATCGACGTGAACGGAACGGCCACCCGGCCGATCCCGAACGACCGCGTCGCACTCCTGCCGACCAACGCGGCCGACCTGGGCTTCACCGCCTGGGGCGTCACCGCCGAGGCGCTGGAGCTGGCCGGCCAGCAGAACCCGGGACTCGCCTTCTCCGAGGCGCCCGGCCTGGTCGGCGTCGTCCTGCGCGACGGCGACCCGGTCCGCATCTGGACCAAGGTCACGGCGATCGCCATGCCCATCATCACCGAGCCGCGGCTGCTCCTCGTCGCGGACGTCATCTGAGAGGGCTGACCTGAGATGACTGACCGCAAGCTCGCTCGCCCGGTGACCTTCGCCGGCGTCACTTACGCGGCCGGCACTGCCGCCGCGGACATGCCCGCCGAGCACGTGGAGGGCATCACCAACCCGAAGGTGTGGGACACCGAGGCCGCCGCCGCCACCGGCAACGTCGGCACCGGACCCACCCCCAACTTCGTCTCCGTGGAGAACCCGCTGCCGCGGGCCACGGCCGCGAAGCCCGCCGACGACAAGGAGCCCGACGCAGCCCCGACGCCGGCGGCCACCCCCGCCAAGGCTGTGCCTGCCAAGGCCGCCAAGGCTGCCGCGGCCCCGGCCGCACCCCGGGTGGACTGACCTCCCGCCACGCACGCGAAGCCGCCGCCCGCCCTGCCACGGGGCGGGCGGCGGCGCGTACGAGGAGGTGACCCGTGGCCGACTTCACCTTCAACGTGGCGCTCGGCCGCGTGGTCGAGCTCTACAACCGGGTCCAGGCCAACGACCCGGCCAACAGCGCGCTCGTGGTCGTCGTGCTCAAGGCGGGTGTGATCTCGTCGGACGCGACGCTCAAGGACTGCGCGACCCTCGCCGCCGTGCTCGCCTCGGGAACGACAGCCGAGGCGACCAACACCGGGTATGCCCGCAAGGTACTGACGGACGCCAACCTCACCGCCATCTCGCCCGACCTGACCAATGACTGGGAAGCGCTCTCGATTCCCAGTCAAACCTGGACAGCAGTGGCCGCAGCGGGCGGAGCCTGGGCGAAGCTCCTGATCTGTTACGACGCGGACACCACGGCAGGGACGGACGCGAACATCATCCCGCTGACGGCGCACGACTTCGCGGTCACGCCGACCGGCTCGGACATCGCCGCGACGGTCCCCGCGACCGGGTTCTTCCGAGCTACCTGACCAACCGAGACGAACCGGAAGCCCGCACTCATCGAGTGCGGGCTTGCTGCGTTGCTGACCGCTTCTCCCACGGAGGACCAATGGCAAGGAGCACCACGACCGAGGAGCAGGCGGCCCCGCAGCGGACCGTCGTCTACCTCGGCAACCGCAAGGCCATCGAGCGTATCGGCGAAGGCGACAACGTCGAGCGCCGGCCGCTGCCCGGCAAGCGGTGCACCAGGGTCGTGCTGCCCGCAGGCATCACGCTCATGGACGCCGTCCGGGACATCACCGCGCCGCAGGGCGTGTGGGCCGCCCACTCCGACGCCCCGGCCCCGGCCTGGGTCGCCGCGGACGGCCCGCTCGCCGAGGCCGTCACGCAGATCCTCGCCGCCCAGTACCCGGGCATCGAGGTCCGCGACCCCGAGCCCGAGCCGCAGGAGGGCTGAGCCGATGCTGACCACCGCCGGACGCGACTTCGTCGCCGGCTGCCTCGGGGACCGTTCCGGTTCCCGGCCGGCCGCCGCGGACTACCTCGCGCTGACCGCCAACTCCACGTCGCCGGCCTCCGGTGACACGACCCTCACGGGTGAGATCGCTACCGCTTCCGGTGGTCTGATCCGTGCTCAGTCGACGTACGCCCACACGGGCGGCGCCGCCACCTACACATTGACCAAGACCTATACGGCAAATGGCAACGACAGTTTGCCCGTCACGGTAGCCAAGGTCGGGGTCTTCAATGCGTCCTCCGCCGGGACGCTGGTGTGGGAAACCCTGCTCGGCACCACCGCGACGATCTCGGCCAGCGGCGACTCATTGACCGTGACCGAAACGATCACCGTCTCTTAGTGCCGATTACCAGTACGGATACGAGCGGGAGGTAACCCCGTGACGGCTGCCTTCCGCTCGTCCGTGGTGAGCTTCGGCGCGACGAGCACGACGACGTTCACGATCCCGGGCACAGTGCAGACCGGCGACTTCATGATCATGGTCTGCACGTTCAAGGTGTTCACCGCAACCGGTTCGATCAATACGCCGACCGGCTGGACGGCGACGTACGCACCGACCAACGGCCCGACCGGCGGCGGACAGATCCAGGGCGCCGTCTTCACGAAGACCGCTACTGGAACCGACGCCGGCGCCTCGGTCACGGTCAACACGAGCGGTGGATCTCAGCAGCTCACCGTGGCGATGGCCGCGTACTCCGACACGACTGGTATCCGCTCGTCCAGCTTCACCGTCGGATCAACCACGGCGGCCACCCCAGTTGTCTGCGCGGCCCCGGCAACCGGTCCGTCCGCGAACGACCTGGTCGTCTTCTACGGCGCGGTCCGCGAGAACATCAACGGCCCGACCGCCGGACAGCCGACGTTCACCGCTCCGACCGGCACGATCCGCGGCCAGCAGGCCGGCACGTCCGGCTCCGCGCAGAACGTCGCCTGCTTCATCGGCGATGACGACAACACCGCCGGCGCCCGCACCATCACGGCCTCGCAGGTCAGCTACTCGATCGCCGGCGAGATCATCCTCATGCCGACGTCGGTGTCCCTGACCGGGTCCATCTCGGACTCGGTCACCTCCGCCGACAGCGTCGCCGCGGCCGGCGCGAGCAGCCGTGCGGTAGCCGGCACGGTGACCAGCGCGGACAGCGTGGCGCAGACCAGCGCCCGGACCCGCGGCCCGCTCGACTCGGTCACCTCGGCCGACGCCGGCGCAGCGACCCGGACACAGAGCCGCCCCAGCGGTGACACGGTCACCAGTGGCGACAGCGCCGCCCTGACCCGCACGCAGGGCCGCCCGTCGGGCGACACGGTCACGTCGGGCGACACGGTCATGGTTAATCTCTTCCGGACCGTAGCGATCGCCGACTCGATCACCTCGATCGAGTCGGTGGTGCGGACCCGCACCATCGCCGGCACCGGCGCCGACGCGGTGCACCCGGCCGACGCGGTCACCGCGGCCGGCGGGCGCAGCCGGTCCGCCGGCGACGGGATCACCAGCGCGGACGATATCGCCCGGGCCGGCGGCGCTAACCGTACGATCGCCGACTCGGTCACCTCGGCCGAAGCGGTCGCCCGCACCCGGGCCTCTTCCCGCACGGTCGCCGGCACGGTCGTCAGCGCGGACAGCGTCGCGCGGTCCCAGCCGAAGTCCCGTGCGCTCGCCGACACGGTCACCAACGCGGACAGCGTCGCGCGGGCCGGCGCCGGCGCCCGAGCGCTCGCCGACGCGACCTCACTCACGGACATCGCCACCAACGGCGGCGGCATCGGTCGGGCAGTAGCCGACACGGTCACCGCCGGTGACACGGTCGCCCGTGCCCGCGGCCTTTCTCGTGACGGCTCCGACCAGACCATCCTCGGCGACCTGGCGCTGCGCTCCAGCACCCGCGGCCGGCCCTCGGCCGACACGGTCACCACCGGCGACCAGGCCGACCAGGTTCGGGCCGGCGGCCGGAACGCCGTGGACGCGGTGCACGCCGGCGACACGGCCGGTCGGGTCCTCGCGCTGCTCGCTCAGTACACCGCCGACGGGTTCAGCCTGGACGACGACGCCGGCGCCGGGATCGCCCGGGCCGCTGCCGTCGCCGACGCGGTGCACGCCGCGGACATCGCCGGCGCCGGCCAGGCCACCTCGGCGTCGGGCGCCGACGCGGTGCACGCCGGCGACCAGGTCGCGCGGATGCTGGCCCGGGCCAGCATCACGGTCGACACGGTGCACGTGGTCGACCTGGGCGCCGGCAACGCCGCCCTGGCCCGGGCCTCCGCTGACGCGGTCACCAGCGTGGACGCCGGTTTCGGCGGGCGCACCGTTGCCGTGTACGTCACCAACACCGTCACCGCAGGCGACCAGGTCGCCCGGGCGCTCGGCAAGGTGGCCGCGACCGCGGACACGATGCACGCCGGCGACACGATCGGCCGGTCTCGGGCAATCAGCCGGGACGGCTCCGACTACATCGACACGGACGACGTCGCCGAGCGGGGCATCATCCGCGGCCGAAACGTCGCCGACTCGGTCACCGTGATCGTCGTCGCAGACGCCGGCAAGAGCACCGGCCGGTCCCTGGCCGATGCGGTCTCCGTCAGCGACCACGCGAGCTCGAACCACGGGCAGCCGATCGTGGTGATCATCGCGGCGAGCACGTCCGTCTCCTGGACCAGCCCCATGACGCAGATTCGGAGGACGGCCTGATGAGTGGAGTCGTGGACGTCGGCGACGCCCTGGAGCTCACCTTCGCCACCAACCCGGGCGCCACCGTGACCGCCACCTGGTACGACCCGGACATGTACCCGGTCTTCGAGGACCAGTCCGTCAGCGAGTCGCCCAGCGCCTCGGGCCGGTACCCGAAGACGTTCCTGCCGGACCGGCCGGGCATGTGGACCGCCGAGTTCAAGGCCAGCGGCACCGCGACCGCGAACGACCGGTACTACGTGCGGGCACGGTCGCTGACCGGGCCGGCGCCGCTGGCCGCGGTCGGCGACGTGGCCGAGCAGTTCGGCTCCCTGTCGGCCGCCCAGGAAAACCTCGGCTCCGTCCTGATCCGGGCGGCGTCGCAGATGATCCGCGGGCGCCGGCCGGACATCGACGCGCAGATCGCGGCCGGCACGGTGTCGCCGGACCTCGTGGCGCTCGCGGTCACCAACATGGTGCTGCGGGTGCTGCGCAACCCCGGTGGCCTGCGGGCGGAGACGGTCGGCCCGTTCTCGCGTACGTACGACACGACGTACGCGGCGGGCCTGCTCGTCTTCACGCCGGACGAGGAAAAGCTGGTCGAACCGGTCGCGTCGGCCGGCGCGACCGCGGCCGGCCCGGTCCGGATGTTGCGGGCCAGCGCACCGCTGAGCATCGTCCCGCGGCGCAGCGGACCGTGGCCGCCAGACGGCTGGTGGTGAGGCCGTGAACACCGAGTCGGTGACGATCGTCCGGCCACCAGGCAAGGCCAAGTTCGGCGACCCGGCCGCCGGCACCGCCACCGAGCTCGCCCTGGACGGGGTGCTGTTCGCGCCGGGCGGGACGAGTGAGAGCCACGACGGCGCCAACTCCGTCGAGGCCGACGCGACGCTCTACGTGCAGGGCAACACCGAAACCGGTGTCCTGCCGACCGACCGGATCAGGGCGCGCGACGAGATGTACGAGGTGACCGGCAAGCCGGCTATCTGGGCCGGCTTCGGCACCGTCATCCAGCTCCGCCGATTCACCGGCTGAGGGGGCCGACCATGCCTGGACGTCAAATCGCTTACGTCGGCAAGAACGTGACCATCGAGTACGAGGGCAGCCTCCAGGGCTTTCGCGAGTGCGCGATGGGTCCGGAGCTCGCCCTGTCGTGCATGAGGGCTGTCACCCAGGAGTTCATGCCGTACGCGATCAGTATCAGCCCGGTCGACACGGGCGAGTACCAGCGCTCGTGGCGGGCGCAACCGGGGTTCTGGCACAACTCCGAAGCCGGCCCGTCGGAAATCAAGAACCGCGTAGCCGGTCTCCTGGTCAACCGGTCCCCGCACTCCGCCCTGGTCGAGTGGGGCGGCTCCCCGACCGGCGGCCGGCGCCACCTTGCGCAGCACATCTGCCGCAAGGTCATCGAACACCTGAACGTGCACCCGCACCCGCTCGGCCTGTGAGGGAGGCGCCGTGACACAACCGCCGGTCGCGTGGGTCTTCCCCGACGTGCAGCGCCTCCTGGTCGAACAACTCGGGGTGTGGGTCGGCGACGACCACGTGGACACCGAGACGCCCGACGACTTGCAGGATCAACTCCCGTTCATCCGCGTCGAGCGGGTGGGCGGCGGCCGAGACCGGATCTCGGACGGGCCGACCGTGGAGCTCCAGTTCTACGCGGGCACCTACGCCGAAGTGCAGCCCCTCGCAGAGAAGGTCTGCGAGTGGCTGTGCGGGCCACCCTCCCCGGTCCCTCAGCTCGACCGGGTGCTGTGCACCGGCGCGCCGATCGAGATCCCGTACGGCGACGAGCGCATCCGCCGCATGGTCGCCACTTTCCAGCTCACGACCCGGCGCGTACGCGCGGCCTGAGCTGGCCCACCAGACCCCCGCGTCCCATGCGCGGTGTGGACCCCACCCTGCCCTCGCCCCGCTCCGTCGGGGCTTATCTGCCCTGGCCTGAAAGGGGACAGAGTCGTGCCTTACAGCGCACTCCGCGACAAGAAGACGGAGTTGATCCGCAAGGCCCGAGATGGGTCGGTCTTCCTCGCACCGACCACGTCTACGGCCATCACCACGCTGACGACCGGCACCAGCGCGGACCTGACGCCGCTGCCGACCGGGTACGTCGACCTGGGCTGGATCTCCAGCGACGGTGCCTCGTACTCCCGGTCGACGGACGTCAGCGACGTCACCTCGTTCGGTTCCGTCGAGCCGACCCGCTCCGACACCACCTCCGACACGATCACCCTCGCCATCACCGCGCAGGAGACGAAGCTCGAAACGCTGGGCCTCTACACCGGCGCCGACATGACCGGGATCACGCCCAACGCCACGACGGGTGAGGTGCAGATCGCCAAGCCGTCGCGTCCCGGCTTCCGGCACTACCGGCTCCTGGGCCTGTTCGTGGACGACGGCGACGACGGCGAAATCTACATCGCCCGGTTCATGCCGCGCGCCCGCGTGACGGAGATCGGCGAGCAGGCGTTCACCGACGGCGACGACCCGATCCAGTACCCCGTCACCTTCACCGGCATCGAGGACTCGGCCCTCGGATACAGCCACAAGTGGTTCTTCGGAGGACCCGGCTGGCAGGCCCTGCTCGATGAGATGAACCTGAGCTAGCCGCTCCGGTTCTGCCGCAAAGACAAGCGATCCGCCCAAATTCGGGCCGGTCGCTTTTTCGTCGGGGCGGCGTGACGGGTGGGCGCGCCGCCCCGGCTCCTAAGCCCGGGCCAACCCACCCAACGCACGGAGAGGACCCGCGATGACGAGCACGTCTCGCAGCAAGCCCGACGCCGGCGACGGCGCCTTCAAGCCAACGACGTTCACGCGCGAGAGCGACGGCGAGACCAAGGAGCTCACCGCCCACTCCCCCGCCGACGCCGTGCGGCTGACCTTCGACGGCTGGAAGGACTCCGGCTCGCTCAAGGCGTCCGCCCCGGCCCGTTCCACCACGTCCACTACCGCAGCCGGCAACGCCGGCGCCTGAGCAGAGAGCCCACCCAGCTCATGACTGAGAGCAGCAACGCACCCGTGGTCGGCTACAAGCCGCCGGCCGTTTCCATCCGCGCCACCTACACCGCCGGCGACACGTCCGATGAGCTCACGGTGGACTTCGACCAGTGGGACGGCGACGTCGCCGTCATCACCAGTGTCATCAACGCCCTGACCGAGGCGAAGCCCGGCAGCGACGTCCAGGTGGACCAGCCGGCCGGCCCGCTCGCCGGCGTCCGCTCGCTGCGCCCGTCCGGCGCCAGCGTCACCGTCGGCGCACCCGCCGGATCGACCGTCACGTACAACGCCGGATCGGAGGCCCAGGCATGAGCGAGCACGAGAACCCGGAGCACACGCCCAAGGCCGCGATGAACCTGGACGCACTGGAGCGCGAGGGTGGCCCCCGCCAGCCGTTCGACTTCGTGCTGGAAGGGAAGCGCTACCTGCTCTCCGACCCGCAGGAGCTCGACTGGCAGGACGTCATCTCGGCGATGAGCAACCCGGTGATGTTCTTCCGCCTGGTGCTGCCGGCCGAAGACCACGTCGCGTTCTTCCGCACCAAGATCCCCGGCTGGAAGATGAACGCCCTGATGGAGGGCTACCAGACCCACTACGGCCTGCCGTCCCCGGGGGAAGCCGGCGCCTTGCCGCGCTGATCAGGGCGTACGGCAAGGCGATCGAGATCGACCTGTGGGTGCGCTACCGCCTGGACCTCGCCGATGAGTGGAAGTCCAGGCGGTGGCGCCGCCTGCTCAACATGATCGACCAGCTTCCGCGTGACAGCTTCATGCAGGAGGCGATGGCCGACGACGAAGCCCTGGCCGAGCACATGCTCGCCCAGGCGCCGTCGGAGAGGCCGCCGGCGCGCCGCTGGTCTGAATACGGCATCCAGGTCGAACTGCTGGCCGGGATCTACGACCGGCTCGCCGAGGTGCCCAACGCGATCGCGGCGGCCAACGGGGCGAAGCCTCGCAAGGTCAAGCCGTACCCGCGGCCGGTGACCGCGATCGAGCGCGTCCGGGAACGGCGCGCCAGGCAGAAGCACCGCTCGATCGTCGCGCGGTTGCTGCCCAACGGGGCCGACGAATCGGCCTTCCTGCGTAGCGGTAACGACGCAGGGCCAGCGGCCTTGCCCGCGCACGGTTTGCGCTCTCCGAGCCAGCCGGGGCGACCGATCTTTCCTACATCTGATTGACGGGCGGTGATGACCGGTGCCGCTCTACAACGCCGGAAATGCGTACCTACAGGTAATTCCAAGCTTCAAAGGGGTCGAGGCCCTGATGAAGAAGGAACTGGCGAAAATCGGCGCCCAGGTGGACAAGTCCCTCGGCGACTCGGTCGCCGAGGGCATGGGCAACGGAGCCAAGACCGGCGGGGAAAAGATCAAGGAACAGCTCGACAAGGACGGCAGCGACGCGGCCGGCGCCTTCGCCGCGAAGTTCGAGAAGCGCACCTCGGAAATGCTCAAGAACCTCGGCGGCGAAGTCGAGATCGGCGCCAAGACCAAGGACTTCGACGAGGCGTACAACAAGATCGTCGGCGAGGTCAAGGATCTCTCCGAGAAGAAGATCGGCCCCGACTTCACCGCCAAGGACGCGGCGAAGGAAATGGACGATCTCTCCGCCAAGATGAAGCAACTAGAGCAGGACGCTCCCGACCTGGAACGCCAGTTCAACCTGCGCCAGGCCCGGGCCGAGGCCGATTCGTTCTTCCAGGACTTGAAGGCCAACGGTGCCACCAGCGGCGCCGAGTTCGGGCGTCGCTTCTCGGGCGCGCTGAACGAGGAGCTGCGCAAGGGCACCGACGGCGCGCTCAAGTCCCTGCCGGAGTTGGAGATCGACGCCGACTCCTCGCCGGCCGAGCGCAAGATCGCCGACCTGCGCACGCTCCTGGAGCGGCTGCACGCGGACATCGAGTTGGGCCTGGACGACAACACCGCCCTGGAACGCCTCGCCCTGATCATGGACGAGCTCAAGAAGCTCAACGGTTACGAGGCCGACCCGTCGATTGCGATCAACTCCGGGGTCGCGCTGGCGAAGCTCGAAGTCGTCCGCAAGATGATGGACTCGATCGACGGCGACGAGCTCGACGTGGACGTGGACGTCAACGACGCCAAGGCCACCGGTGGGCTCGCCAACATCGCCGACCAGGCCGGCGTCACCCTGTCCCGTCTCGGCTACCTGGTCAGCTTCGGCGCCTCGATCGGCACCGCCCTGGTGCCGGCCGCTGCCGCCGCATCGGTTGCCATCGCCGGGATCGGCTTCGCCGCCGGCGGTGCGGCGGCCGGTGTCGGCACGTTGTTCCTAGCTTTCAACGGAATCTCCGACGCTGTCACCGCCCTGCACAACTACAACCAGGACGCCAACAAGAGCGCGAAGTCTCTGTCGCAGTCGACCAACCAGATCGCCTCGGCTATGGACTCCGTGAAGTCCGCCCAGGAGGGGCTGAGCTCCGCCCGCGAGGCCGCCAACAGCCGGGAGATCGCCGACCAGCAGGGGATCGCCAAGGCGGTTCGGGACGTGACGCGAGCTCGGCAGGACGCGGTCATCGCCGTGCGCGACGCGACCGAGGCGGCCAAGGACGCGGACCGCGACTACAGCGAGGCCCTTACCGCCCAGAAGGAAGCCCGCGACGCACTCAACGAGTCGTACAAGCAGGCTGTCCGCGACATGGCGGAGCTGGACTCCGAGGTCAAGCGCAACGCGCTCGACCAGCGTCAGTCCACTCTGGACATTAAGGCGGCCAAGCAAGACCTGGACAAGTTCCTCGCCAACCCGCGGGCCACCGCGGACGAGCGGGAGCAGGCGCAGATCACGTACCAGGAGAAGCTGCTCCAGTACAGCGACCTCCAGCGCCAGGCCGAGAAGCTGGCCGACGACCAGGCCAAGTCCAGCAAGGCCGGCGTCGCCGGATCGCAGGACGTCACCAAGGCCCAGAAGGATCTCCAGTCGGCGAACACGGCCGTCGAAAAAGCGGCTCGGGCGCAGCGCGACGCGCAGGAGGCGCTGACGCGCACCCAGCAGGACAGTGCTCAGAAAATCACCGATGCCCAGCAATCTCTGGCAAACGCCCAGCGGCAGCAGGCGAAAGATCAGACCGACAGCCAGCGCTCGATCGCCGCTGCCCAGCGGTCCCTGATCTCGGCGAACAGGGCATTGGCCCAGAGCTACACGAACGCCGGCGTCGCCGGCGGGGACGCCCTGGACACGCTGCGCGACAAGATGGCCGACCTTTCGCCGGCCGGCAAGAAATTCGTGTACTTCCTGGACGGCACGATGCGTCCGGCGATGGACAAGCTCCAGGCCGCCGCCCAGGAAGGGCTGTTCCCCGGGTTGACCGCAGGGCTCAAGGATCTGATCTCGGGCGGCCGGCTCGACCAGGTCGCCAAGTTCGTACACGGCGTCGCCGACGCGATGGGCGACTCCTTCGTCTACGTGGTCAAGCAACTCCGCGACCCGGTCTGGAAGAAGTTCTTCGGCTACATCGGCCAGACGGCCGGCCCGGTGATCCGCGGGGCGACGACCGTGGCGCTCAACTTCGCCAAGGGCATCGCCAACATCATGAACGCCCTGACCGGCTTCAACGGCGGGATGGGCAACGGCCTGATCCGGTTCTCGCAGGACTTCGTCAAGTGGTCGCAGAAACTCACCGCGAGCAACGGCTTCCAGGAGTTCATGGCCTACGTCCGCACGGAGGGGCCGCACGTCCTCGGCCTGCTCAAGCAGGTCGCGGTCTTCGCGGCGCGGATCGTGATCGCGGCGGCACCGATCGGTGCGCTCGTGGTCCGGGCGTTCGAGGAGTTCTTCAAGATCCTCAACATGATCCCGACCAAGGATCTCGTGATGATCATCGGCGCCATCGTGGCGCTGAGCGCGATCCTGCTCGTGCTGGCCGGCGCCACCGCGGTCGCCACCGCCTCGGTGGGCACGTTGATCACCCTGGCCGTGGTCGCCCTCGGCGCCGCGCTCGCGGTGCTCTACAACCACTTCAAGCCGTTCAAGAACATCGTTGACGGCACGTTCCGGATCGTGGGCCAGACGATCGTCTGGCTCTGGAAAAACGTGTGGGTGCCCTTCTATGTCGCGCTGTGGCACGGCGCGGTCTGGCTCTACAAGAATGTTCTCGTCCCGGTATTCGAGGGATTCGTTAAGCGGGTGATTGCGCTCGGAAAGGGAATCGCTTCTCTCTGGCCGATTGTGAAGCCC